GTTGCTGGTAGCGGCAAGCGCGTTGCCTACGAAATCGCCGGTGAGCGCTGGGAAATCGGTGCGGTCCTTACACGCGATCTACACACCATTGATGCGCCGCCCGATGAGCGCCACCTATCATTCGTCAACGGAATCGCGACCCGTCGTGGCGGTAAGCACCTTGACTACGTATCAAAGATGGTTCTTACCGCGTTCTGCGAGCACGCAAAGAAGAAGGCGAAACTTGATATCACACCCGCTCTTCTTAAGGATTCCGTTGTATGGTTTGTCAACTCCACAATTGTGAATCCTGCCTTCGACACGCAGACGAAGGAGACACTCACAACGCCCGCCGCAAAGTTTGGCTCGCTACCCGTCTTGTCTCCAAAGTTTGTTGACAAGCTGGTGAAGATCGGTCTGTTGGCGGAGGCACAGGCACTCTTTGAGGCAAAAAACACCGCTGCTGCTAAGCGTACCGATGGTAAGAAAAAGTCTACAGTCCGCGGCATTCCGAAGCTCGAAGACGCGATTTGGGCGGGTACTTCCAAATCTGCCGATTGTACGCTCATCCTGACTGAGGGAGATTCAGCCGCCACAACGGCGATTAGCGGACTGAAGGTGGTTGGTCGCGAGCGTTACGGCGTCTTTCCTCTCAAAGGTAAGATTATGAACGTTAAGGATATCTCTGTTGTGAAGAAGACGGCAAATGTAGAGCTGACGCACATTAAGCATATTCTTGGTCTGGAGACCAACAAGGTCTACACGGATCTCAAACAACTACGTTACGGACGCGTGATGATTATGACAGATCAGGATGTAGACGGCTCACATATCAAGGGTCTGTTGATGAATCTATTTCATACCGACTGGCCGTCCCTGCTACGCCTTGGTTTTCTATGCTGTCTGATGACCCCGCTATTGAAGGCAACAAAGGGAAAGACCACGCTCTGCTTCTATTCAGAGTCTGAGTACGAAGCGTGGCGTGCAGGACTTGTTGGAGCGGAAGCGGATGGTCGTGGTTGGAAGACGAAGTATTATAAGGGTTTGGGTACGTCTACGGCGCTTGAGGCACGTGAGTACTTTGCAAATATGAATACGGTCGAGTATACCTGGGACGGTGAGTCCGATGCTACGATTGACTTGGCATTCAATAAGAAGCGCGCCGATGACCGCAAGGTCTGGCTCGGTAGCTTTGATAGGAAGCGACATCTGGAAGTCGGCGCGGGCGGCGGTAAGGTCGGCTACTCCCGTTTCGTCCACGATGAGCTTATCCACTTCAGCTCGGCGGATAATGTACGTTCGTTACCGCACGTAATGGACGGACTCAAGCCGTCTCAGCGTAAGATCTTCTGGTCGGCGCTCAAGCGCAACCTTGTTAGCGAACTACGTGTGGCGCAGCTGGCGGGCTACGTATCCGAGACGGCGGCGTATCACCACGGTGAGGCGTCCCTAACTGGCGCAATTATTGGTATGGCGCAGAATTTCGTTGGCTCCAACAATATTAATCTGCTGACGCCTAACGGACAGTTCGGAACTCGTCTTATGGGCGGCTCCGATTCTGCTTCGCCCCGTTATATTCATACGCATCTTGAGGCGATTGTACGTTCTCTGGTAAAGAAGGAGGACGATGCTATTCTTCGGCATCTAGACGACGATGGTCTACCGGTTGAGCCTGAGACATATCTACCAGTCATCCCGCTCCTGCTGGTGAATGGTTGTATCGGTATCGGCACTGGATTCTCTACAAACATCATTCCTTACAATCCGCTTGATTTGGTATCGGCACTCGAAATGCGTCTGGCAGGAACGGTTACGGACCTTACAACGCATACGCTCAAGCCCTGGTGGTTTGGATTCAAGGGGGCTGTGTTGGCGGGCGCCGATGATAAGACCTGGATTACCAAGGGTATTTACGAGTTTGTCGACGACGATGCGGCTACGATTCGTATCAAGGAGCTTCCCATCGGTTGCTGGACGAAGGACTATAAGAACTTCCTTGACACGATGCTGACCGAGCAGGAAGAACTCAAGTCCGTGGCGAAGAAGGATGGCTCTAAGGCAATGGTATGGCTTCGCGGATACGAGGAGGCATACAACGATATTGACTGTGACTTTATTCTTCAGATGGACCCAGAGTATTACCACGAAGCGCGAGCGTATCCTGCTGACTTTGAGACCCGTTTCAAGCTGTTAACCCAACATAAGACGACAAATATGGTTGCCTTTGATGTTGACGGTAAGATTCGGCGATTTGGGTCGCCTGGCGAGATTCTGGAGCGCTTCTATGGTGAGCGACTTGGCGCGTACGGTAAGCGTAAGGCGCATGAACTTGGTCGCCTTGAAACCGAAATTACTGAGCTCTCCGCACGCCTACTCTTCATTAAGTCGGTGATTAGCGGTAAGCTTGTTATTTCAAATGTCGAAGATTCGGTATTGTATGCGGCGATGAAGGCTCTCGGGCTTCCTCCTATCTCCGATCCTGATGGCAAGGACCTCAAGGCGTACGAGTATCTCCTACGTCTTCGGGTGGATCGTCTTAAGGCGACAGCAGTGGCAGAGCTTGAGCGTGAGGTTGCCGACCATCAGGAGAAGCACCGCGCACTAACTGGGATGTCGCAGGAGATGCTCTGGCTCAATGACCTACGTGGATTCCGAACTGCCTATGGAGTCTATGTGACGGCGCGCGAAGACTCGTATAAGTCGGCAGCAACATCGTCGGTTGCTGAAAAGGCGCCTAAAAAGCGCGCGGTTGCTCCTAAAAAAAAGGCTTGAACGGCAGTGAGCGCGTTCCAGCGGAGCTCTGATTGACCGGTAACTTTATCGGATCCGGTAGCGTATCAATATCATTCAAGTAATACTTATACATTCCTAGCTCTGCTAATATTTTTGGTACAGACCACGCAGCAACTCGCGCATTTAATTCGGCGATTTGCTCCGGAATTTGGTCCGGTAAGTTCCGGCTATACCATAAAAAGATAGCCCGCATAATCATAAAAAGGTCGTCCGTGCTAACGGGGTCAATCACATCACCGGACTTGTCAAATACTCCGCGACGAATAGCATTTTGTACGATTTGAAAGTTTGCCTTGGAAAAGAAGGCTTGGTTCAGGGGCGTCTGCTCAAAATTACCGCGAATTCCATCTTGTCCGGCAGTGGACGGGGCGGTTTTCGCATATTGGAAACCGGGCAGGTTCATTACATCCTGGCTCATAGGCGCGTTCAAGGAGACTCTTCCTGGACTTTGTTCGTCGAGTGTGCTCATGGCTGTTCCTTGTCCTTGTTTAAGAATTTTTTTCTTTTCACAAGATATAAACAAATGACGTCCGTCCGCGCCACTTACTCCCAAATCCCTGCGAACAAGCTCTACATCAACATCGCGAACATTGCTTCTACGATTGTTGACTCGAATAATAACAAGGTCCCCTGGGTTGTAGGTGCCGCCGCATCAGGTCTAAACACCGCCGGTGGTGCCGTCCTCCGCGATATGGGACGTAACGTATACCTCCCTGACCCCAATGTTGCCTCGGCGGTTGGCTCCCAGTCGACCATTCTCCGCCGCGTTCAGCTTGTTACATCGGGTGCGAATGGCTACTACGGCACAGGTGACAGTGCCCTATCGGGTGCGGGCTCCGACACGGACTTCTACTGCGGTTACATCCAGCTCGGCGCACAGACGTATGCCGGCGGCACGGGTGTACCCACAGGTGTTGCGCGCCTCAACTAAACAGTTAATAACTAAATACAAATACTTTCTATACATTTGTTTACTAAATAAATGTAAAGTTCTTAAGAATTATCCGGTATCCGGTATTTTTTTCTCAACACTAGATATAAACAATGACCTCCGTTCTTGCTGGTTTCTCCCAGATCCCCGCAAATAAGCTCTGGACGAACCTTGCCGATATTCGTTCGACGATTGTAGACTCCAACAACAATCCGGTTCCCTGGGTCGTTGCAAGCCAGGCGCAGTATTACCTCTCCACACCTGGTGCGGCGGTTCTCCGTGATATGGGACGTAACGTATACCTCCCTGATCCCACAGTTGCCTCGGCGGTTGGCTCCCAGTCGACCATTCTCCGCCGCGTTCAGCTTGTTACATCCGGTCAGAACGTCCTAGGCGCCGCCGGTTACTACGGCACAGGCGACAGTGCCCTATCGGGTGCGGGCTCCGACACGGACTACTACTGCGGCTACATCCGTCTTGGCGGACAGACGTATGCCGGCGGCACGGGTGTCCCTACAGCAGTTGCACGTATCAACTAAACGTATTTTATATTATCTGATAAGTATAACACAATAGTTATCAGAAAAATTCTATATACGTTATAGAAGTATGTCAGTTGTTAATACTATTGCTATGAAGAAGTGGGCGGCTACAGTTGCCAACATCAAAAAGAAGGCATATATAATCATAGCTATACTTGTTACAGTTGGCATAAGTTACTTTTTTTATAGTGTTCTTAACCGCCCTGTTGCCGGTGTTCTATTATTCTTAGGTACTGCTGTTATCTTTTTTTACTACTGGATCAAATGGTTTGCTATACCACAACCTCCGGACCCAGACTTTAATCCTGGTAAAAACGCCTGTCCCGATTACTTATCTGTTGTCCCCAGTAATAGCGGATTATACAAACCATCCTCCCCTACACAATATTTTTGCGTAGATTACGTCGGAGTCAGTCGTAACGGCGCGTTGAAAAAGATGGATCCTAAGAAACTACCTACAAATATTAAAAATCCTGCTTACATATTCTCTGTAGACCCCTCAGTTGATTTTAGAAATGCCGCAACTCGCGCAGCATTTGTCCAACGCATTATGAAGGCTGGGCTCTCTTACAATTCTTTAGGCGATAATTCTCTTCCTATACAAGGACCTTTCACAGATTAATTTATAAAATCACGCATCTAGTTAGAGATGTCCGTATCATCCACTGCGGCAGCAAAGAAATGGGCAGCGTCATTCGCATACATCCAGCGAAAAGCATACTGGATTCTTGGTCTTCTTCTTGTAGGATTTGTTGCGTATTTTTACTATACTGGACTCAATCGCCCTGTTGCCGGCGTTCTTTGGTTCCTAGGTGGATTTATTGTATTATATTATTATTGGATAAAATGGTTTTTAATACCTAAGCAGAAAGACCCAGATTTTAATCCTGATGTCGCCGGTGTATGCCCCGACTATTTATCGATTGTACCACCAGATAGTGGATTATATAAACCATCCAGCCGCACACAATACTTTTGTGTAGACTTTATCGGTGTTAGCAAGAATGGTGGTCTTAAGAAGACAAACCCCGCTGATATTGCAACCAAAATCAAGAATCCTGCCTATCGTTTCTCGGTTGACCCCGCAAAAGACTTCAAAACAGCACAAGGGCGCGCCGCATTTTTAAAACGCCTAAACGCAGCCGGACTCTCCTATAGCTCTCTAGATGGTACTACACTTCCAACACGAAATGATAGTATAGCACTGGAACCTACGGGTCTCGCCAGTGTGTCAGGACGCTCAGCCGCATTATAAAAAAAGAAAGTAGTACAATGGAATCTAAAGAGATTCGCCACCTAATAACTAAATGGCAATGATTCACACAAGCCTTTTTACCCAAATCATTGATTGGGCAAAAAAGCCTGCTCCCCGTACTCCATCGTCACTCTTTCTATATGGACCACCTGGTATTGGTAAAACGACCCTTGCTCGCCTAGCATTAGAGCAGGCAGGGTACCGTGTTGTAGAATGGAATGCGTCACAGCATCGCCATAAAGCTGCCGTAGAGGAATCTCTAATACCTCTACTTCGAAGTTGTAACGTTGCCGACTTTTTCCGCCCTGAAGGTCCGCGCAATCTTGGTATTATTTTGGACGAAATCGACGGAATGTCTGTTGGTGATAAGGGCGGTCTGTCCGAGCTTGTTCGTATTTTAAAAGAGTATAACGGACATAATGCGATTGTCTGTATTTCGAATGAATGGATGGAAAAGAAGTTTCAGCCCTTCTTGAAACTCTGTAAAACATTCCAGATTTCTGCACCTTCTCCCGCTGATGTTTATGCGTTAATTAAGACACAGTTTGAAAAAGTTCCTAAACACTGCGATTTAATGAAACTTGCAACTGATTTGCTTGCCGTCCATTCTGGCGACCTTCGTAAAATTTTACAATCGGTGTGTGAAATCAAAACTGATATGGCAAATGGTACTATTTCAGTTGCGGATGTTAAAAATACTATTGAAATTGGACTCGCTGATGCGAAAGCCCTTGGCTCCAATCGTATTCGTCGCTCTGAAACGATTAAATCGGCAGTCGGTCAATTACTACGGGGTAGCCTTGATATGACGACCGAAGTACCCCTCAATAATAATGACCTCAATTTAGCAGGACTTCATTTACACGAATCCTTGCCGACCTGGATTTGCCGGTTTATTGGCAATAACGAGCGTGGATACGAAGTGTATAAATCTGTATTTCAAACAATTCTATCGTCTGATCGTCTTGACTACTATACATTCTTCTTCCAGCACTGGACTCTATTTCCTCTGACATACCAGGCAAAACTCCAAGCGGTTAATCAACTATTATTCGGACATTATGCGGTGAATGATGCGGCGACCTCTGTATGGAAAGATGATGATATGGAATATACAGCTGTTTTGTCAAAACAGTCTATGTTATATAATCAATTTCGGTACTTGTGTGAAATGCGTGATGCGTTTGTTGGGGCAAATCCCGTCTTTGACGGTGGATTTGACTCGACATTTTGGAAAGCGAATCTATTTATTACAGCAGCGAAGGTCGAACTTGAAAAGAAGGAATGTCCTGGTTACGGTAAGAAAATTGGTGGAGCTGTATGGGAAAATACCGAATTTTGGCGGGGTATGCTGCCAAAGTGGTTTCCGAGTGCCGATGCAAATCGGTTTATGCGGCTTATCCAAGCGCTGGATATTCCCAAGCCGATTCCGTTTCCTGCTTAATTTAGGACCACCGTTTCTCACAGTGCGAATTATGTCCGCCAGGGCAATACTCCGTCTGTTTGAAACCTGTCTCCTGTTTACAGCATTCAGCGTTATGGTCTTCCTTTGCGTATGGATTCTTTTGCCTCGTTTCAGGATTGATGTAAGTCGTACAGAACTTCTTAC